GGTTTAATTTCAATCATAATCGTTTGAGGATTACCTAAACCATCTCTTTTATGTACTACCACATCCGGAAAATATCTATGAATCTTTCCGTCAATCGGAGACCTATAAGGTACAATGACTTCTTCGGATTGCCACCACATTACATCATTGTGTAAATCCATCCATTTAAATACCTTAAACTCCCATAAAGACCGATAAATAATCTTAGTAGGGTCACCTTTATACTTTTCGGGATGTTTTGGTTTAAATCTACCCTTATATGCCATTATATACTTTCCGTCTACTGTTATAAATAATCTATTATCCGTACTACATATTTATTAGAATTTGTCGGAGACGAATCAAAGGAAACAAGAATGGCAAGACCAGACCAATCAATGAGAAGCAAAAACACAGACGGTATTGAAAGACTTTTCTTTCCTGCTGCACCGTTTCCTCATGGCATTCAATTAATCTTTAAAAAATACAATTACGAAAAGATGATTCAAAATCGTCAGACCGGTTCTGGGTTTGGCATAAAGCATGCTTCCACACAAGGTGCTGCTCAAGAAGATGCAGTCGGAGCAATTGAATTACCAATGCCAACCGCTTTAACAGACGCAACAGGATTAGTTATTAATTCAATGGAAAGAACATTTATTGAAACTTTCCTTACAGATACTTTGGCTCCTACCTTTGGTGAAGGTGGTGGACCAGGAACAGTATTAAAGAATTTATTTGAACTTGGAGAAAATGTTGGTAAAAGTACAGCGGAAGGAATTACATCTGCTGTTCAGTCTGTCCTAACAGATCCTAAAAAGGCAGCTGGTAATGCCAGTGATGCGTTAGGTGGCGGAGCAAAAGTATTATCATACTTTATGAGAAATACATTAGACTCAATGGTACCAGGATTAGGAAAATCTTTAGGAGCATCTGCAGGTGCAGCAATTAACCCAAATGCAACTTTAGCATTTGAAGGTGTAAATATGAGATCCTTTACTCTTGATTGGACTTTATATCCAGATAGTGCAAAGGAAGCTGAAGATATTAAACAAATTGTAAGATTCATAAAAAGAAATATATTACCTTCAGTTCAAACAGTTTTTGGTGCGGATTCAGAAGGCGGTGGATTAGATGGAGGCTTCGCAGGTAATACAAGTTCCATTCTTAATCGTGCATTCTTAACATATCCTTCTGTTGTTTATATCAATTTACTTGGCGTTGACGAATCTGCGTTTCCAAGATTTAAACCTGTTATGATTGACAGTATAGATATTAATTACGGACCAAGTGGAGAAGTTGTTATCGCAGAGGGTGGTGTACCACAAGGCGTTAAATTGGGTATAAGCTGTAAAGAAATAGAAATACAAACCGCAGAAGATTTTAGGAATTAAGATGGCACAAAAATATTTTGAAGATTTTCCAGTTATAACTTACCAAGGAAGAAAGGTAAGAGACATTACTCGACGTGCTGCTTTTGTTAGAGCAATATCAAATAATCCTTTATTGTATTATCCTTATACAGTAAAAGAAGGTGAAAGAGCAGAAGACATTGCTGATTCATATTATGGTTCAGTGAGTTATGTTTGGTTGGTGTATATGGCAAATAATATTATAGACCCGTATTACGAGTGGCCTATGGATGCTCAAACGTTTAACGATTACCTCGTCGCAAAATATCAAGAACAGTCAGGTGAAGTTGGTGAAGCAGTAATAGATTGGACAAAAGATCCAACAATTGATGAAAACATTTTATATTATATCAAAACAGTATAGGAATAGCAAATGGCAGCAGTAGACGACATAGTATTAGCCCCGGAATCTTTCCGAACAATTTATCTTCGCAGAGAAGACAGAGTTATTATGCGTACTGAGCGTGGGCAAAAGATTATTATTAAAAGAATCGTTCCTGAGGATTGGGTACCTTATCGTATTTACGAATACGAAACAGAAATTAATGATAATAAGAAAGAAATCTTTTTATTCGATAACGCATACTTAGGCCAATTAAAAAATCAATTTAGAAACGCAATAAGTACAGATTAATATGGAAACCTTTAACCCCGGATTTTGCACAATTGAAGAGGCAACAGTTACTGCACACCCAGCTCCGGGACGAGAACAGCAAAAAGAAAGCATTACAGCATTAATATATTCTGTGACTTTTACTCAGTCATTAAATTCTTCTGGGATATCTGGTGTTATTAAGGTATTTGATTCTGTAGGACTATTACATAATTTTCCACTGCGTGGTGAAGAAAGATTAAAATTAACTTTAAAAGGTCATGACCTACAAACTGAAATCACAGTCAATGGACAAATAACAAAAATTAATGATGTAAGTAAAAATACACAAGGTGATGGATATTTCTATTCATTACATTTTACAACACGCACCTCATACGAAGCAGGTTTGAGAAATGTAATTACAGCATTCAGAAACAAAACAGGATCTTTTGCCGCAAAGAAAATATTTAAGAAATACTTTAATCAAGGAAAGGAATTATTACCACCATTAAATACGGCTGATAAACCTATGCCAGTAAAATCAAATGTTTATAGTTTAGTTGACCGTGGTAGACATTTTTATATTGAAGATTCAAAAGGACAATTAAGAGTTCTTATTCCTGATTATAATCCTCATCAGACAATGACTTTCTTAGGAGCAAAATCATTAGCAAGTTCTGAATCTCCTTCAAATATGTTTCGTTTCTTTGAAACTTTTGATGGGTATTATTGGGTAACTGACGAATGGTTATTAAAAAGAGCACAAGTTGATAAGAGTAAAATAAAAGATTTTTATTATTTAAACTATACAGAACAAAATCCATTATATGCAGATTTAATTACAAGAACAATAACTTCATTTCAAAATTCAGATCACGTTGATACAGGTTCGGATTTAGTAAGTGGTGCATATACAAATGCAGTGTTAGAAATTGATTTAGTGAATCACAGTAGGACTCTCTATAATTACAACTATAAAGAAAAAAGAAAAAAGTATGCAGGAATGGATGGAGCTCCAAGGACTTCTAATGCAGGAGCAGTACATAGTGATACATTTATAGACGATACATTTACAGAAGAAAATGCAAAACAGCATGTAGTGTATAGAGATTGGCAAGATGATGGTATGTCACAAAAACCAGAACAACAACCAAGACCTCCTCAAAAGATGGTTGAAATTATACAAAACAGAATAGCATATAAACACCATTTAAATAATTCAAAAGTACAAATGACAATGACGGGTAGATTAGATTTAATACCAGGAGATGTAATTAATTTAATTACGACAGATCCTTCAATTGAATTAACTACCGATATGAATGAAAGATTAAGTGGTAAATATTTAATTGAGTCGGTAAGACATATGATGGAAGAAAATGAATTAGAGACTCATGTTGACGTAATAAAATACGATTGGCAAAAAGGTGTATTATGATAGATGGTAGTGGAGTAAGTAATCCGTTTTTCTTTTTAGGAGTCGTTGAAAATAACGACGACAAAACACACGAAGGAAAAGTACAAGTTCGTGCTTTTGGTGTGCACGGAGATAATACTGAAATTGAGCAAATTGATTTGCCTTGGGCTATTTGCGCTTCAGGTAATTATGATCCTAATAATCCTCCTCCACCTATCGGTGCTTATGTATATGGTATGATGATGGATGGAAGAATGGCACAGCATCCTATTGTTCTTGGAATGATACCTGGATTATATAATAAAGAAATGGATCCTACAAAAGATAAAGTAGGTACCATTCCATCAAAGAATGCTGAATTGTTAGCAAATGGTTATGCCCCTAGAGATTTTAATGCAGGAGGAGGTCCTGATAAATTAGCTCGTGGTGAATTATTAAATGAAACATATCTTTTAGAGCAAGCAGCAAATAGAATTCACGACCAAAGAATTGCCGACATGGATGAAACTTGGTCTGAACCTCCACCAGCTTACGCAGCAAAATATCCATATAATAAAGTAATTAAATCTAAGAGACATAGTATTGAAATAGATGATACTCCTGGTGGTGAAAGAATTATGATTCACCATGACTCAGGTGCATACATTCAAATTGATAGTAAAGGTACAGTTACTGAAAGAGCAGAAGCAGATCGTTATGAAGTTAATATTGGAACAAAACATGAATCGTCAGGTCATAGTGTAGTTACGATTAACGGTAATGCTCATGTATATGTAAAAGGAAATAAGACAGAAGAAATCGAAGGCGATTATAAAATGCTTGTTCATGGCAATGCCGAGTTTGGTGTTGGTGGACAAATGAATTTAAATGCAAGTGACCAAGTTCAGTTAAGAGGAGCTGATGTTAAGCTCGAAGCAGGACAAGGTATTATGACTGTATTTGGTAAAAAAGAAATACAGTTTGAAGCAACCAATCAATTAAACTTCGTTGCCAAGAATATTAAAAATACAGCATTAAATACTTTTGATGTATTTTGTACCAAAGCAATTAAATTATCTACACCAGGTGATATACATAATGCTGCTTCAAATATTATTAACCTAGCAAGTGGTTTAATACCTCCTACATTATTAACAGGAACATCAGTGCCAACGCCAGGATGGAGCTTAACAACACCTTCCATGCAAATTGCTTCAGTCACTACATCTCATACAGGAGTATTCAATACAACTGCTATTAACTCAGGCGCAATTACTTCAAGCACTGTTGTGAATTCTCCGTCGGTTATTGCTACATCAGTCGCGGCAACAAGAGGTGACTTTACAACAATAGGTGCACCATTACCTTCAGGTCCTGTATCTTATAATGGAGGGTATAGTGTACCAGTTGCTTCAGTGTCAATACCGAGTGTACCTGCTTTATTACCTCCTGCTGTTTCAGCACCTGTCGTTGCTCCTGTTCCTGGGATTACTTCAGGTTGGGCTTATCCTACAGGTAATAGTGCAGAGT